ATGTCCGTAGAGTTCTCCGAACACACCCACCGCAACATGATCGACAGAATCCCCCAGACCACCGGTCGTGAACTCTCCGACTGGCTCCGCACCGTGGACGACGGCCCCTCACTCGTCCGGTTCGAGGAGAAGGTCAGCTGGCTGCGCGGCGCGCACGAACTGTCGTACGGCCAGGCCAAGGCGATCATCCACGAGTACGACCTGCGCAGAGCCGCACGCCGGTTCGGCTGACCCCTCCCCCCGATACCCGATTCCCCGACCCCGTGCCCGCACCCCGGGATGCGGGAAGGCCCCGCGAGCGGTGCGCTCGCGGGGCCTTCCCCATGCCGTGCGCGGGCCGATCGGCCGGCCCGCGGGTCCTGCTAGTCGTCGCCCGAGAGGATCGAGAAGATGCGCAGCATCTCCACGTAGATCCAGACCAGGGTCATGGTGAGGGCGAAGGCCCCCAGCCAGGCCTCCTCGCGCGGGGCACCGTAGGCGATGCCGTCCTCGACCTGCTTGAAGTCGAGGGCGAGGAAGCAGGCGCCGAGGATGACGCCGATGGCGCCGAACAGGAGGCCGAGGCCGCCGCTGCGGAAGCCGAGGCCGTCACCGCCGCCGAAGATCGCGAACAGCGAGTTCACGAGCATGAGCAGGATGAAGCCCAGCGTCGCCGCCATCACGAAGCCGTAGAAGCGGCGGGTGACGCGGATCCAGCGCATCTTGTACGCGAAGAGCACGGCGGCGAAGACGCACATCGTGCCCATCACGGCCTGCATGACCACGCCGGGGCCGATGTAGGTGCTGACGGCCGCGCTGAGGACGCCGAGGAAGACACCCTCGAAGGCCGCGTAGGCGAGGATCAGGCCGGGGACGGGCTTGCTCTTGAACGACTGGATGATCACCAGGACGAAGGCGATGAGGCCCGCGCCGATGGCGATGCCGTACGACATGCCGAGGTTGTCCGGGTCGACCGGCAGCAGCGCCCAGGAGAGGGCGGCCGTCACGATGAGCGTGCCGAGCGTCATGGCCGTACGGCTCACGACGTCGTCGATGGTCATCACATTGGCGCGGGCGGGGGCCTGCGGCATGCCCGTGGCCGGGTCGGTCGCGTACGGGTTCGTCGCGTACGGGTTGGTCCCGGCCTGCTGCGGCTGCGCATCAAAGCCCGCGTAGCCACCGTTGTCGCGGCTGAACCCCCGTCGCGAGAAGACCGGGTTACTGCTCCTCATCTCACTCCTCCGTGGCCACCGAGCGCGGCCTTGCAACAAGAGTAATGCGCTCGCAAAGAAAGCACCCTACTGCTGGAGGAGGATCTTAGGAGAAGGCAGGGCGAAGCGCAGGAGATAAATGAGGGGGACTCCGCAGAGCTGCGGAGTGCCCGGAGCCGGACTTGAACCCGACCCGTTGACCCCTCTGACCTGGAACAACGCCGTGACCTTCGGGTTTCGTCCGGCCTCGGCCCGCCTCATCCGGCCTCGACCTGCCTGGGCGGGTCTTCGTGTTCCCGGGGGAACACGAAGGGGAACACCGGGTGACGCCCTTTCAGCTCGCCTTGCGGCGTTGCTGCACACCGGGGGGCAGCCGCTCGCCGAGGCGCCGGAGGACCTCCTCCTGCACGTGCTCGGGCAGGCCGCCGAGGATGGTGAGGATCGCTTCCACCTGAGGGTCCGCCGACGGGGCCGACGCCTCAGCCGCCGGGGCGGCCGGCTCGGCCAGGACCGTGGGCTCACCTCCGGCCTCGGAGATCTCGAACCCTCCCGTTTCCCACTGCAGCGCCCGCTCGAGCCCGCGACGGGTCAGGTCGCTTCCCGCCTGTTCGCCCTTGCGGATGGCCCGGAGGGTCTCGTACGAGATGCCCGCCTGTTCCGCGACCTGGCGCCAGGTGAGGCCGAGAGTCTGCCTCCGCCTGTCCATCGCGCCATCGAGCCCCGACGACTCCGGCATCCCCTACACCCTTCCACCCGACAGATTCAACGCAGATTAGCGCAGGTGCCTGCGGCCCGTATCAGTACCCGCAAGGGCCCTCGCTGAATCTCCACACAGGGGCCTGCACATATCTGCGCAGATCTGTTGCCACCCTCCTTGAATCTGCGTTAATCTGCGTGCCATGCCACAGAAAGCCGCAGGAGAAGCGGGCCCCCGGGGCCTGCGCCGCCGCCGTCTCAAGCTCGGCCTGACGCTGGTCGACCTCGCCAACCGCTGCGCCGCTGCCGGCGTACCGGTCACCCACTCCCACCTCAGCAAGTTGGAGCGCGGGCTGTACACCCCGCGGCCTCACCTGCGGCGGGCCCTGGCCGAGCTCCTGGACCTGGACCCCATCGCCCTCGACGCCGAGCCGCAGAAAGGGGCGACGTCGTGAGCCTGCAGAACTACGACCTCGCGGAGACCGCCCAGATCCTCAAGTGCTACGAGTCGTACCTCGAGGAGAACTTGGCCTTCCTCCCGCACCAGAAGATCGGCAGGGCCGTCGCGTTCGACGACGACGACATCGCCGAGATCAAGCGCATGTGCCGCGTCCGGCCCGCCGCCCGCCCCACCGCGACGCCCGCCGCCGGTCCGGCCCCGTCCATCAGGCAGATCCGCCCCAAGGGCGCGCGCCGTACGGGCTGAGCCCCACACAACGCGACGGGGCCGCTCCGACTTCCCGGCCCGAGCGACCCCCGGCACTCCTCATCACATCGAACTGAGGAACACCATGAACGACGACAGTACCCCTGTAACCACGCCCGCCCCGGCCCCCACCGCTCCGGCCCTCGCTACGGCCCTCGTCAAGCTCCTGGTACGGGCCGAGGCAGACCCCGCTTGCGCCGACCTGATCACCGACACCTTGTGGATGGTCAGCGCCCGCAGCACGCACATCAAGGGCTACGCCACCGCCCTCGCCACCGGGACCGGCGAGCAGCTGCTCGAAGCAGCGCGCGCCCTGCTCGGCGGTGAGATCGCACCGACGACCGAGCGGCTCGGCACCGACCATCTCTACTACGAGCTGACCACCACAGTCGCCGGTGTACCTGTCCACCTCCGGGCGCCGGTTCCGGAGGACAGCGTCGAGACTCAGCTGCGGCAGCGGATCGCCGAGCTGGAAGCCGAGATCGCCGAGGCTCCCGTTGGCGGTGCGATGTGAACGTCCCCCGAGTCCGCGCCGCGTCCGGTGTGATCCACGCGGCCATGCAGCAGGGCCGCACCCTGCCGGAGTCATTGGCGTACGCGCTGGAAGCCGCGCAGCTGCTCCAGTCCCCGGAGACGGCCGCCGAGCTGGCTCGGCTGCGAGCCGACGTAACCGCGGCGATCGAGTGGATCGACGAGTACACGCCGCAGCCGACTACGGTGCCGGGCGCCATCGTCCGTGTCCTGGCTGGTCTCGATGCCGAGCGCAGGCGTCTGGACGCCGACCGCCAGGAACTGTGGGACCGGATCGAGCGGCTGCGGGCCCGGGTGGGCGAGCTGGAAGCCGCCGCCGAGGCGGCCGCGGCCGAGGTCTGCGGCGCCGGCCTCGGCCCGGGCTACCGCTGCGAGCGGGCGGGCGTACACAGCGGTGACTGCGAGCCGTTCCCCACCCCGGTCGCTGGGGAGGTCCGGTGATCGCCTTATACGTCCTGGCCGTGGCCTTCCTGTTGCTGCACGTCGTGCAGCACGTCGTCTCGCGGCGCCTGGAGGCGGTGGTCCCGCCGCCGGTGGTGGTCACCGTTCCCCGGCACCCGGCCGCCTGGCCGGCCCTTCCGGGGCCGGGCCGCCACCGCCGTTCCGACACCGCTCCGGACGCCTGGCTCCCGTGTCACAACCTCGCCTGCGCCCACCTGACCCGCCCTCACACCCGCACCCCGGCCGGCCTCGTCTGCGACGAGTGCGGCACCACCAACGCCCCGGGAGGACCCGTGCACGACGAGCACGACTACAGCGAGTACGCCGACGAGGTAGACCGGCCCACCCGCGAGGAGGAGAAGGCGGTCGAGATCGCCCTCGACGTCGCGGCCGAGGAGCGCTGGGCGGCCGAGGAGGCCGCGACCGGCGAGGGCAGCGACCACGAGGACGACGACGAGTGCCACGCCGAGTTCATCGACGGCTCTTGGACCAACTGCGGGTGCCCGGACTGCGAGACCCGCGCCGCCGAGGAGGAGCTGTGACCGGCTGGCTGGCGTCCCGGCGGCGCCTGCAGGCCGAGGTGGCTTACCTGCGGCTGCAGTTGAAGGAGGAGCGGTCCAAGCCCCGGCTGACCGTGCGGCCCGGGCCGCCCCCGCCGCCGGCCGAGACCACCACCCCGTTCGCCATGGAGACGATCCTGCGCGGTCAGATCCAGGTCCTGCAGCAGATGACCACGGTGCCCGGTGCCAAGGAGCTCGCCAAAGAGCTCAGCACCTGGCGCGAGCGGGCCATCCGGCTCAGCGACATGCTGCGCGAGGCCGAGACCGACAACGAGTGGTTCAGGCGGCAGCTGGCCGCGTTCGAGACCCGCGCGGTGGTTCCGGCGCAGAGAGAGCCGGGGCTCGGATGACCGGCTACCTGCCCGCCCTGGTCCTCCTGGTCCTCCTGTTCACGGGGCTCCTGGCCTGGGCGGCCGGCCTCCTGGCCCTCCTGATCGTCCTGGCCCGAGCCGTGGCCGCCGGGTGGCAGGCCGCCGTGGCCGCGGCCGTCCGCCGGATGTGAGCCGCGACGCCCGGCCCTGCGAGGCCCTGCTCCTGCCGCACAGCCCGCAGCCCGCCCGCCTGTACCCGTGCGGGTGGCGCTGCGACCGGCACACCCCCAACGCGCTGGCCGGGCGGCCCGAGACGCCGCCCGGCCCGGGCTGGCCCGCCGGGTCCTACCTCACCCGCACCACCGAAACCGTCCAACTGCCTGACCCCGCACCCACACCGGAGGCATCGTGCCCATCCCGACCCCCCTCGACGTCGCCAGCCGCGCCCTGCAGCCCGCCGCCGGCCTCGGACCCGCCTTCCGAGCCCGGTACCAGCAGGGCATCCGCTCCAGCCTGATGATCCCGCAGACCCGCCTCGTCGCCCTGACCCTCGCCTCGCTGGCCACCGACACCGGGGAGATCCCCGCGGACGCGCAGCCCGGACTCGCCGGCCTCGCCGCCGCGACGGGGCTGCGGCCCGGTCAGGTGGCCGTGAACCTCCGGGCGCTCGAGACCCGCGGGTGGCTGTCCCCGCTGCACGGCGAACGCTACGACGCCGCGGTGTTCCGGCTGACCCTGCCCCTGTACGTGAGGTCACGGCAGCTCAACTGACCGCCCTGCGCCCGCCGTACGACCTCGACACCGAGAGGTTCTCGTGTCCGACCAGCAGCCTGACCACGCCAGCGGTGGCGTCCCGCACGCCTACCGCAACGCCCTGTACTGGCGGTGGACGCGGGATCTCCCCAAGCCCCTGCGCGGAGGGTTCCTGACGGTCCTGTACGCCCTGGCCACGGCCGCCAACACGTCCGGTGCGCTGCGGATGAGGGACGGCAAGGTGATCCGCGTACAGAGCGTGGCCGCGGCCTCCTGCTCAGACATCAAGGAAGTCCGGTTGTGGTTGCGGGCGGCGATCGCCGCCGGGGTCGTGGCCACCGAGGCGCCGCCCGGGCCAGGGCGGCCCACCGTGTACGTACTCGTCATCAGCCCACGCCCCGACTGGGCCGCGGCGGTCGCGGTCCTGGAGGCCAAGCGGCGCAGCCGGCCGAACAAGGCCGCGGCGCCGTGGGCCGAGGAAGCCGCCCCCGAGATGGGGGGACCGGCCCCCCATTCCGAGGAGCCGAATAGGGGGGACCGGCCCCCCAATTCACCGGAAGGCAAATGGGGGGACCGGCCCCCCTTGGAAATGGGGGGACCGGCCCCCCTTGAAATGGGGGGACCGGCCCCCCAACGTCCCAGGGTTACCCAGGTACTACCCCAGGAGACGGCTGCTGTTGGTCGTGACCTGACCCTGGGGGTCGCTCCCCCGGGTGGAGACGATCCGCCAAACGCGGATCCGCCGCCGGCCACCGCCCGGCCGCCCCTGGCGCTCACCGCCCAGGAGCGCCGCGACGCCCGAGCCGCTGAGCTCAAGACGAAAAGCGCCGGCAACGGGGGCCAGATGCCGCTCCTGCTGTCGGTGCGCGACCCCGAGCACGTGGCCACCGTCGCCGACGTACGCGCGGCCGCCGAGCACGACCCCGAGGCCGTACGGCGGGCGATCCGCGCGCTCGGCCGCACCGAGGCCATCCGCGTCTACGGCTGGCGCCTCGTCGCCCCGCACATCACCGACCACCACACCGACACCGGCTGAGAGGCCCACACCCCATGACGATCGACCTCGCCCCCGCCCCGGACCTCGACGAGGAGTGGGCGTACGACGCCCCGGTCCGGTTCGCCGTTCCCGCCCCCGCCCCGGCCGCGCGCACCGCCGCCGAGGCCCTCGCCGCCGACGGCCACCACGTGCACCTGGTCGCCGACGACGTGCAGTGCGTCACCCACGACTGCCTGCCCCTCCCGGGCGCCTGAGGAGACCCCGGTGGAGAGCGAGCACGAAGTCACCGCGTGCGACAGCTGCGGCGAGCGAATCCGCTGGACCGTCACCGCCGCCGGCCGCCGCCAGGCCGTCAACGCCGACCCCAATCCGCTGGGGAACATCGCCGCCTACCGCGACGGCGTCGGCACCCTGCGCTCCCGCGGCCTGACCACCGAACGGCCCGACGTCGAGACGTACGAGCGCCGCTACATGCCGCACGCCGCGACCTGCCCGGCCCCTCGTACGGGGCGCAGCGGCCGTGCTGCGCCCCGGCAGCGGTCCGGCGTACGGCCGGTGCGCTGGCAGGGGTGGACGCGGTGACCCGGCCGCTCGGCGTCGTGGCTGACGCGGTGGCAGCGGTCATTGCCGCGGCCGTGCAGCGCGAGCTCCTGGCGCTCGGCGTGGACCTCCCCGAGCGGGTCGCCCTCGTCCTCGGTACGGAAGCCGTGGTCGACGTCCGCCGCGAGGGCTGGCACATCTCTTCCCCCATCACCACCGCGGCCGAGGGCCGCCCCGACCCGATGGAGCACCGAATGATCATCAACCTGTCCGGTGAGCCGGTCCGCCTGTACGGGCCGGACGTCGAGGTGATCGACGACGACCCCGCCGACGCACTGTGCACCGTCATCCCCGCCGACGGCGCGGCCGCCTACCTCGACCTGCTCGACCTCGGCAGCCCCGGGGACGACGTGCACGGCGGCCGGCTGGTCCACATCGACCTCGTCGAGTTCTACGTGCGCGGCCTGCCCGCCCCGCGGCCCGGTACCCGCCTGATCGTCCCGTACGGCGTGGCGCTGGCGACCCGCGGCCGCTCCGACCTCCTGGTCCCGGTCGGTGACGTACGGGACCGGTCCGGTGAGCCCGTCGGACATCAGCTCCTCGCCAGCCCCTGCTGACCCACCCCGCACCGAAGGACACCACCATGCGCGTCTCCGCCGCCGTCGTGATGCAGATGCACCGCGACGGGTACAGCGACCAGCAGATAGCCGACCAGACCCGCGCCGCCCTGGACGACGTCACCGCCATCCTCGACACGCACAAGAACCTCGTCGCCCGCGGGGCGATCCGGCAGCCCGAGGCGCCGGCGGCTGTGCCGGACGCGGTCGCGCTCCTCGCCTGGGGCACCGGTCACCCGGCCGCCCAGGTCCGCCAGTACGCCGACCGTGCGCTGACCGCGCTGGAGTCCCTGCAGGCCCGCCACCAGAAGGAGGCCGAGATCGAGCGGGTCACCAGCCGGATGGACAAGCTCCAGCAGGAGCTGACCCGCCTGGCGGAGACCAAGGCCGCGCTAACCGGCAAGAGCGGCGCGACTGCCCGTACGGCTCCGGTACGGGACTACGTCCCCGCCGAGGTCCGGGCCTGGGCGCGCGAGGCCGGCGTGTTCTGCCCGCCGAACGGCATCGTCCCCAAGCCCGTACTGGCCCAGTGGCGGGCGGCGACCGGCCGGGCGCAGCAGTGAGCGGCGTACCGGGCTCCGCGCTGCAGGTCATCGCGGCCGCCATCGAGGACTACCGCGTCCTCGTTCCGCCCGACCGGGCCACGCCCGCCGCCCTCGCCGAGGTCATCGGCGAGTACCTGATCAGCAGCGACTGGACCATCACCCCGGCCGTACCGGCCAACCCCACCGGATCCTGAGGAGGTTCCCGTGTCCCCCCTCGTCACCAACCACCGGTCCCGCCCGCACGCCGACACCACGCCGGACGGCACCTGGGCCGCCCGCGGCGCGTGCGTCGGCCGGCTGGCGGAATTCGAAGCCAGCGAAGCCGCCGCCAAGCGGATCTGCGCCACCTGCCCGGTGACCACCCAGTGCCTGGACGAGGCCCTCGCGCAAGAGGGGCGTAGCAGCCAGTACTACCGCGACGGCGTTCGCGGTGGCCGGAACGAGGCCGAGCGCGCCGCCCTGTCCTCGCCCACCCACCAGCTGCCCAAGCCCGCCCCGGCCAAGGAGGCCGACGGGCCAGCCGAGCACGCCGCAGCCCTGCTCCGGGCGGGCGAGCTCGGCACCAGCGCCATCGCGGCCGCCACCGGCATGTGCATCACCTCCGTCAAGCGCCTGCGCCGTGCACTCGGCCTTCCCCCGGCCATCCCCCGGCCGCCCACTCTGCTGGAGCGGTTCACAGCGCGCACCACGCCGGGTGAGGACGGACACCTGCTCTGGGTCGGCAAGTCGGGCGTGAGTCTCGGGGACGGCCGGGTATCCAACGGCGTACGCCTGGCGTTCCAGCTCGGGTACGGCCGTGCCCCGCAGGGCCAGGTCAAGTCCCGCTGTGAGGTGCCCGGCTGCGTGGCCTGGCGCCACCTCAGCGACCGGTCGATGCGCGGCACCCCGGCCAAGACGCCGCGCCGGACCGTGGCGATCCCCCAACCCGCCGAGTACCTCTACGGCATCGAGCCTGGGCACTGGGAGCACGAGTCCTGGGTACCCGACCGCGTCGTCCGCTTCCCGATCATCCGCAGGACGCCGCGCCGCATCTACTACATCCGCCAGGGCGACGAAGAGGCCGCCGCGATCGGCGACGCAGACCGCCACCAGCTCGAGACCCACGGCGACGTCTACCTGGCCTCACGCGGCCAGTGGGAACCCGACAGCCGCCTCTACCTCGCCCCGCCCGCCATCGAGGAGAAGCAGCTCTCGGGCATGCCCCAGCCGCCCGAGGACGGTGCCGACGCTGCCTGGATCGACGCCGCCGCCGCTGCCGCCTGAACAGCCGATAGGAGCCCCGGTCGTGATCGTCCTCGCCATCCTCGCCGTCTGGGTCGGGGCCAGCCTCCTCGCCGGCCTCGTCCTCGCCTACCTCGGATACCGCCGCAACAGCAACAGGAGCGACCGATGAACACCTGTGTCTGCCGTAGGGAGCTGGCCGCCGACGAGACCCTGTGCCAGCGCTGCCGGTCCGCCACTCACGGCCGGCTGCGCCGCGTCCCCGCCCTGTACCGGCTCCTGGAACCCGAGCTACACCCCGCGGCAGGCGCGCCCACGTACGGCCGCGTCGGCCTCGTCGAGGCACCACTGCCCGTGTCCTTGAGGGTGCTGACCCTGCGCGGCCCGGGCGGCATCGTGGGAGTCCTCGAGGGCTGGTGGACCAAGATGCAGGCATCACGCGCCGGGTCGGCACCGGTGATCAGCGGCACGATCGAGGACCGCGTCCGTACAGCCGCCGCCCGCCTCGCGTTCCACCTCGACTACATCGTCACCTGGCAGGAGGGCAGCTCCCTCGCCACCGCGATCCGTGAGCTCGACGAGCAGGCCCTGAACATCGTCTGCCCGGCCGACACCCGCGAACACGGTGAGCGGCTCGGCCCCTGCCCGTCCGAGACGAGCCCGGGCGTCCTGTGCGGAGCCGTACTGCGCTACTACCGCGACCTCTCCCCCCGGGCCGTCACCTGCCCGTGGTGCGCCGTGGTCTACCCGCCGGACTCCTGGGCCGACCTCAAGGAGTGGATGGACCACGACCGACAGCAGGAGGTGCTCCTGGCCGCCGGCTGACCCCGTACGCACGACGGCCCCCGCCGGTGCACGAACACCGACAGGGGCCTGACCGAAGCACCTTGATCGCCCAAGGAGAGACGGCCGTGCCCGATATTGCCACACCCCCGCCCACCGAAACCTGCCGCGCTCTGCTGCTGCGGATCGCCGCCTACCTCGACCGCTCCCGCCCCACCAGCCTGATGTGGCCGGCCTCGCGCGAGCTCCTCGCCGGCCAGTTCGCCGCCGAGCACTACGGCATCCGCACCGACCTCGTCGCCGAGATCGAGGCCGAGCTCCTGGCCCACGCCCCCGGCGTCACCCCCGGCACCCGCCGCAAGCAGTACGCCAAGGAGCTGCGCCGCGCTGCCGGCCTCTCCCCCGTTCCTGAACCGCCCGCCTAAAGAGAACGCAACGGCCCTGGTTCTCGGCCTCGCACCCCGCTTGGCCGACCGGCCCACCACCTGAAGGAGCCCCCGATGCCTCTGTTCCTCCTGGGCCTGGCCCTCGGCGCCGTATCCGGCGGCGCCACCTACCTGATCACCACCGACGGCCTCATCGCCGGAATCGCCGCCGCAGTCGCCGCGGTCCTCACCTGGCTCGGCGTCGGCGCCCTCGTACTGCTCGACGACTGACCCCTCCAAGGAGCCCCGTGTACCCCAGCCTGTTCACCACCCCCGGCCTCGGCCAGTTCGCCGAGGAGGTCGATGCCGAGCGCGGTCGGCAGCTTCAGAAGTTCGGCGACCAGCGGCACCCCGACGGCAGCGGTCCCACCCTCGGGTTCCTCGGCCGGACCATCGACGAGTACGTCACCGTCCTGAAGGCCGCCGCCGACCGCCACAACGCGCACGACCCGGCCAGCACCCCGTGGGTCCTGATCCTCCTGGAGGAGGTCTTCGAGGCCGCCGCCGAGGACGACCGGGCCCGGCTGCGCGCCGAGCTGATCCAGGCCGCTGCGGTCATCCAGGCCTGGGTGTCCGACCTCGACCGGCGCACTCCGTCCGCTCCCTCAGACGAGGACCCGGAGGCTGCCTGCCTGCGCGCCATGGCTGACGCCGACATCGCCTCGCGCCCCGATCGGATCTGACCCGCCCAGCGGCCGGCCCCGCGGGCAATGCGGGGCCGGCCACCACCAGCACACCACACACCAGGAGCAGCACACCATGAACGCTCACCCGCCCCGCTTCCGCACCCGCACCACCTTCGTGGAGGCCGCCCAACTGCGTGCCGACGGCACCTACGGCCTTGACGTCCAGTGCCTGATCGGACCCTCTCTCGACAGGACGAAGGTCCACTCCAACATCACCAACGCCGGGCTGCAGCGCATGGAGTTCCCCATTCCCGGGGGCGCGGTCACGCTCGATGTCGGTAGCTGGCTGGTCCGTAGCCCGCTCGGCCTGACCGTCCTGTCTGACGAGGAGTTCCAGGCGCTCTACTGCCGCGAGGACACCGGCCAGTTCACCAACTAGTTCATCACCGAACACTGACCGACGCGCGCCCGGGCCCGGAACAGTGCGCCAGGCCCGGTCGCGCATGAGCCAGGACATCATCAGCATGAGTCAGGGACCCACCCGTATGAGCCACCCCCCGCAGGACCGAGCCGCCCGCCGCGCCGCCGTCGCGCAGCTGGCGCAGACTGGCGCATCCCAGCGGCGCATCGCCGATGAGCTGGGCGTCTCCAAGGACACCGTGCGCCGCGACCTCGCCGCCGCAACCAGCCCGCGCCAGAGGCTGCACGAGCGCCTGAGCCAGCGCGCCGCCCTGGCGCACGATGCGATGCGCCACCTGCGCCAAGCCGTGAGCCAGGCCACCGAGGCCCGCCCGGGCCACTGCCCGGGCATCGACGATGACACCGCCGCCCAATGGCACAGCCAGCTGCGCGACGACGCCGCCGCCCTTACCGGTCCCGCCCGATCACGCATCGGGCGGGGCCTCCTGCTGTTCGTACACGTGCGGCTGCCCGCCCTGCCAACCGATCGCCGGTGAGTCGCCCAGGACGAGCTCCTCCGGGTCCGGCACCTCCAGGCGCCGCAGGAACTCGATCACATCGCGATCGCTGTAGGCGACGCCGAGGACCGTGTCCACGCCGTTCACCCGGATCGTCACCCGCCGGCCACCCGACGAGGAGATCCGGTGCACGGTGACCGGTGCTCGCTCCATCCCTCCACCCTGCTGCTCGCCGATGCCGTCCGCATCCTGAGCACGGGCCACCGAGCCAGCGCGGGCACCTGCTGCTCGGCGACACTGGGGGCATGGAGTACCGCTCCCTGCCGCCCGGGCAGGTCACCACCACCACGGCCGCCCTCGCCTGCGGGGTCCAGCCGGCCACCATCCGCGACTGGGTCCGCCGAGGCATCCTCACCCGCATGGGAGGCACGCCCAAGAGGCCGATCTACCGGCTCACGGACGTGATCTCTGCCCGCGACGTACCCAAGCCCACGAGGGCCGGTCAGAGGGCTGCTGATCATCGCGCTTGACTATCGAACGCGCGCGCGCCACGATTTGGGCGTACAGCCATGCCCAGACGCAGGCTGAACAGACCATCCGGAGCCCCGCCACCGCGCGGGGCTTCCGCATGTCACGGGTACGTCACACGCCGGACACCCGGACCACCCCGGTGCAACGATGCGGCTCCACCACGCACCAGGGGGCACCATGGGGTTCATCAACAACGCCAAGGCCGACGTTGCCAGTCGGGCCGCGGCCGAGGCGTACCAGGCCGGTCGGCAGGTCCTCACCTTCAAGATCATCGAGGCGAGCTCGACCAGCCGCCACACCGGCCTCATGACCGGGGTCGGTGAACAGATCGAGGCCATCGAGGCACAGGGCTGGCACCTGAGCACCATGGCGGCCGCCGAGGGCAAGGCACTCTCCGGCGAGCGCACCGCCCTCGTCTGCCTCTTCCGCCGCCGCCAGTAGCCACCACACACCCGAGCCCGGCCACGCCCCGAACGCGGCCGGGCTCGCCCATGACCACCCTGGCGGGTGGATGCGGGAGGGCCGCCCGGGACGAGGGCCCCGGGCGGCAACCCGCCGACGAGGAGGACACTCGCCGCATGGACCTCTTCATGCAGTTCCTCCACTCCCGCCTCGACGAGGACGAGGAGGCAGCCCGCAGAGCGGCCGCCCTGTGCGGCTGTCACCCTGCTGCCGCCTCCTGGGAGTTCCGTGATGGCGACGACGAGGAGGGCGGGCGGATCCTCGTCGTTGGCGACCCGCACCCCGTCCTCCTGGGGAAGCGGCGCCGACTGGCCCGCAGGTGGAATCGGTCCTACGACGGCCTGTTCGCCGCGCAGCACATCGTCCGCCATGATCCGGCGCGCGTCCTCGCCGAGGTCGACGCCAAGCGGCGGATGCTGGAAGCGCACGCCATCGTGCACCGCGAGATTGGGTGGCTGGCGGACGGCGAAGAGGCGTACGACGAGCTCCCCGTCTGCGGCGCCTGCGTTCTGAAGCACACGCACTACCCGAGCCGGGACAACGTGCCAGAGGGTGCGTGCCTGACGGCCCGACTGCTCGCTCTGCCCTACGCCAGCCACCCGGAGTACCGCGACGAGTGGCGGCCCGGTACCTAAGCCCACGAGGCGGCAGGGAGTCCAGCCATGGCCAAACGCCACGACCTCACCACCTACGACTACCGCAAGAAGCGCGCCCACTTCCTCGCCGAGTCCGACGTCTGCCACCTCTGCGGCCACGCCGGCGCCGACGTCGTCGACCACGACCAGCCCGTCGCCCGCGGTGCCGACCCCCGCGACATGGACAACTGGCGCCCCGCCCACGGGGTCAACCGCTGCCCCACCTGCGGCCGGAACTGCAACGGGGAAAAGGGCGCGCGCGCCCGGGTCTCCGGGCTCAAGACGTCACGCGACTGGTACACCGGAGGCTGAGCCATGAACGAAGAGCGCCACGTACGCCTCAGCCTCCACCCCAGCGGCGGCAGGGCAGAGATCAACGGGCACGACGTCAGCCGCGCGGTCCGCGGCATCGAGCTCACGCAGGAGGTTGGCTCCCCGCCCCGCCTGACGCTCGACCTGGCCCTCGACCAGGTGACCGTCGAGGGGGTCGCCGTCCTCGTCATGGCACCGAGGGTCGAGCAGCTGCTGGAGGCCTTCGGCTGGACTCGGCCCTCCGCGGCCCGGCCCCGCGCGGCCGAGTCCGGCCCGGACCCGGAGACCCGGAAGTCGATCCTTGCGGCGCTACGTCGAGCCGAGGTCACGGCCCGGCCGGGCGAGCCACGGTGACATGACCGAGCGCCAGGACAGGACATGCACCGCGCTGACCTGCACGTTTACCTAACTGGGGAGATAAGTGCAGGTCAGGGCGGTGCGACCGGGGCCTGTCTGCATCCCAGCCACGCAGGCCCCTGACCTGCGCGTTTCCCCACAACTGCGCAAACGTGCAGGTCAGAGCGTTGCGACTGCGGGAGCGGCGGGCCGGTTTGCCGGTCGCCGAGGTAGATGTGCGGTGGCCCTGGAACCGGGAGCCGCGCATGGCCGCGACAGGCTCCTGACCTGCACGTTTGTGCATCTCCAGCGAAAGACGCAGGTCAGAGCGTTGCGGAGAGGGGTAGCCGTGACGGGCCCACCAGGCCGGGCCCCTGACCTGCACGAACGCGCCGGGCTGCGTAAACGTGCAGGTCACAGCGTTGCATCCAGGCAAATCGGCCTGCCGTTTCGCAGAACTGAGATCAGGTCTCTGACCTGCATAAATGTGCTTGATCGAGTCAAGTTCCGGCTCGGAGCGCCTCCGATTTTTTGGGAAGATCGTCTTCCCAGCCCCGCGCCCAGCTTTTATTTTTCTCTCCCCGGTCCCACTGCTAGGCCGCCATGACGGCGGATCCACGCAACGCGTAGAGGGGATGCGGTCATGGCGGCTCGGCCACTTGAGATTGGCGAGGTCGGCGTACGGCTGGCGGCCGAGGTCGTCGCGCACCGCCAGCACCGCGGGTGGGACCAGGCGGAGCTGGCCGCCCGCGTGAGCGACGTCGGCCGGCCGATGAGTCCCTCGGTCCTGGGCAAGGTCGAGGCCGGCGCCCGCCGGGTGGACGTGGACGACCTGGCCGCGCTCGCCCGGGCCCTGGAGGTGGACCCGTCCGAGCTCCTCGGCGACGTGAAGGTCGAGGGCCGAAAGCGGGTGCCCGCCGGCCCGGTCGAGGCCTCGGTACGCGACGACCTCGAGGCGCTGGGCGAGCTGGCCGAACTCGACGGCATGGCGCCCGCCCTGGCGCAGATCGCCTTCCGCCTGGCCCGCGAGATGGACTACGGCGGTGGCGAGGGCGGCAAGACCATCCACTCACTGGCGAAGGAGCTACGCGCCACCCTCGGCGAGCTGCGGAGCCTCTCGCCCGAGGAGCCGCCTGATGACGACGACCTCGGAGACCTGGCAGCGCCCACCTGAGTTCGCTGCCCAGTGCCTGGAGCTGTACGGGCTGGAGTGCCCGCCGCTGTGGGGAACGCCCCGCCGGCCCGACTTCCCCACGCTGGGCCCGCACGTCGCCAAGGTCATGGAACGGCTCGGGTTCGAGCCGATGCCGTGGCAGCGGTACATCTGGGACGTCGCCCTGGAGGTCGACCCGGCGACGGGCCGCCTCTGGTACCGCGACGTCGGGTTGTCCGTTCCCCGCCAGCAGGGCAAGACCCAGTCCCTGCTGGCTCTGCAGGTGCACCGTGCCATCGCGTACAAACGGCAGCGGATCGTGTACGCCGCGCAGACCAGGAGCATGGCGCGCGAGCGCTGGGAAGACGAGTTCTGGGCGACGATCGAGGGCTCGCGGCTGGCCCGCCGGTTCGCGGTCCGCCTGTCCAACGGCCACGAGGCCATCATCAACAAGGCGACCCGGTCCCGGCTGGGGATCACCTCCAACACGGAGAAGGCCGGGCACGGACCGCCGCTCGACCTCGGCCTCATCGACGAGGCATTCGCCCACGAGGACGACCGGCTGGAGCAGGCCTTCTCCCCGGCCATGCTGACGCGGCCCACTGCGCAGCTGTGGTGGGCGTCCGCCGGCGGAACCGAGAAGAGCCACTTCCTCAACCGGAAGCGGGAGGCCGGGCGCCTCCTGGTGCAGGAGCAGTTCCGCACCGGCGTGCACGGGCGCGGTTGCTACTTCGAGTGGTTCGCCCCCGAGGAGCTGCGGCGCGATGACCCCGCGACGTGGGCGGCGACGCTGCCCGCCCTCGGCCACACCGTCACCGTCGAGACGATCGAGGCCGAGCTGGAGAAGCTGGACCCGGCGGAGTTCGACCGGGCCTACCTGAACCGGACGCGGAAGGCCGCGCCGCCCACCGACCCGAACGTGCCCAAGGCGAAGTGGCCGGCCCTTACCGACGAGGACTCACGCGCGGGCGGCGAGCTGGCTCTTGCCATCGACGTGTCGCAGGACCGGTCCCGCTCGACCATCGCTCTGGCCGCCCTGCGTACGGACGGCCGCGTACACCTGGAGGTCGTGGACCGCCGGCCCGGTACGGACTGGGTGGTCGCCGCGGCCGTACGCCTGCGGACGCTGCACCGGCCGGTCGCGGTGGCGATCGCCTCGGGCGGCTCACCGTCCGCGTCACTGATCGACGACCTGATCGCCGCAGGGATCAAGGCGCCCGAGACCGCCGAGGAGAAGACGGCCCCGCTGCGCGGGCACCTGGTGGTGATGCGCACCGGCGACATGGTCGAGGCGTGCGGCCAGGCCGCCGACGCCATCACCCAAGGCACCGTCCGCCACATCGACCAGACCCCGCTCACCGGCGCGGTGAACGGGGCCATGACCCGGCGCGTCGGTGACGCCTGGGTGCTGGACCGCACCAAGTCCCTGTCGGACGTCAGCCCGTTCATCGCCGCCATCGAGGCGCGGTGGGCGCTGCTCACCCGGGCGCCGATCATCCGCGAGGAATACGACGTCCTCGATTCGATCTACTGAGGAGGCCCCGTGCGCAGTGTCGTGACGACGCTGCTCGACACGCTCGCACTGCTGCTGATCGCGGCCGGTGCCGCGGCCGGGCTGTTCCCGTTCCTGGGCTGGGCCACGCTCGCCGTCGCCGGCACCGTGGTACTGGCCGGGTCGCTGCTCGCAGCGAAGAAGGGCGGTAGCTGATGAGCCTGTTCAGGCGCCGCTCGATCGCCGGTCCCACCGCGGCCGAGCTCATCCCCCCGCGGGGCGCACAGCGCGCGGGCGGGGTGACCGTGACCAACGAGACCGCGCTGCGGCACAGCGCGGTATGGGCCTGCCTGCGGCTGCGCGCCAACCTCGTGTCGACGATGCCGGTGGACGTGTACCGGCAGGTCGGGGAGATGAAGGTCGAGGTGCCCAAGCCGCCCGTTCTCGTCGCTCCCGGCGGGGCCGGGATGGGGACGATCGAGTGGTTGTACTCCACCCAGTTCGACCTCGACCGCGCGGGCAACTGCTTCGGTCTGATCACCGCCCGCGACGGCCTCGGCCTGCCGGCCCGCATCGAACTCGTGCCGCTGTCCGAGGTCACCGTCATCGTCAAGGACGGCGTCCGCAAATACCGGATCTACGGCAAGGTGTACGAGGAGTCCGAGGTCTGGCACGAGCGGCAGTACACGATGGCCGGCCTGCCGGTCGGCCTCTCCCCGATCGCCTACGCCGCGTGGTCCATCGGCGAGTACCTGTCCGTGCAGCAGTTCGCGCTCGACTGGTTCGGCAACGGGGCTGTTCCCAGCGCCCACCTGAAGAACACCGCCAAGACGATCAGCCCGACGGATGCCGAGGAGACGAAGCGCCGGTTCAAGGCCGCGACGAGCAGCCAGGACTTGTTCGTGACGGGCAACGACTGGGAGTACAAGATGATCCAGGCCGACGCCGCGGGCGCCGACTGGATCGAGGCCAAGCGGTACGGCATCGGCGACATCGCCCGGTTCTTCGACTGCCCCGGCGACCTGATCGATGCAGCGGCGAACGGGTCGATGACGTACGCCAACATCACCCAGCGGAACCTTCAGTTCCTGGTGATGAACCTCGGCCCCGCGATCATCCGCCGCGAGGACGCGCTGTCGTCCCTGACGTCCCGGCCCCGCTTCGTGAAGTTGAACACCGACGCGCTGCTGCGCATGGACCCGCAGGCGCGCGCGCAGATGTTCGCCACGCAGATCACCTCCCGGCAGCTCGCCCCGTCCGAGGCCCGCGAGCTCGAGGACCGTCAGCCGTTCACCGAGCAGCAGCTCGCCGAGTTCGACCGGCTGTTCGGCACGAAGAACCCCGCCCCGACCGCCGGGGCCAGCGCACCGACAGGAGCGACGACATGACCGACATGGCCACCCTGCGGGCACAGGCCGCGGCCGCCCGATCCGCCGACACGGGCACCTCCGCCAGGAGCGTTCCCCGCGACCGGCCGGCCGAGGCTGACGTACGGTTCAGCACCCAGCTGCGCGCGAAGAAGGTGATGCGCGACGAGATGGAGTGGTACGAGGTCGAGGGCTACGCCTCCAGCTTCGAGCGCGGCTACGAGATGTGGGACTGGTACGGCCCGTACACCGAGGTGGTGTCCAAGGGCGCCGCCGACGAGACCCTGGCCGCCGACCCCGAGGTGGTGTTCCGCTTCAACCACGGCGGCACCCCGATGGCCTCCACCCGCAACGGCCGGCTGTCGCTGTGGGCGGACGACACCGGCCTCGGGCAGCGTGCCTGGCTCAACCCCAAGCGCGCGGACGTGCAGCTCCTGGTGCAGGCCATCGAGGACAGCGACGTCCGCGAGCAGTCGTTCATGTTCCGCATCGTCGAGGGGGTGTGGTCCCCGGACTACACCGAGTACCGGATCAACCGCGTGGACCTCGACCGCGGCGACGTCGGCCCCGTCACCTACGGCGCCAACCCGCACACCACGGTGTCCGCCCGCGCCGGAGAGTTCCTGCACTCCATCGAGGACATGTCCCCGCTCGTGGCCCGCGAGGCGTACACGCGCCTCGGCGCGCGCCCCGATCTCCGGTCCCTGCAGCAGCCCGCGCCCGCGCCGGCGCTCGCCCCTGCAGCACGGGCCGAGGGCCGCTCGATCGCCATGGTCAGGGCCCGGCTCCTGGCCCAGCTCGGCGACGAGTAACCGCCCACCCCTGAACCACCTCTCCAGCACGCCGTCCGGCAGATCGCCCGGAGGCGGGACACGCCACGCCCGGCAGATACCCCGGGCCCGCCGCGTAGTCGCGCTGACCCCACCACCATCCGATCTACCGGAAGAGGCACCACCATGCCCGGAACCATCGACGACCTGATCGCCGCGATCGAGGTCGAACTCGAAGCCGCGCACAAGCGCAGCAAGAAGTGCGGCGCCGAGATCCAGCTCATCCTCGACAAGGCCCAGCAGGACGGCCGCTCCAGCCTCGAGGCGGACGAGGACACCCGGATCACCGAGCTGTTCGCAGCACGCGACCAGGCGAAGAACGACGTGACCGGCATCGAGAACAAGCTCGCCAACGCCAACAAGATCAAGGCCGAGGAGATGGAGCGCGCCGAGCAGCAGCGCAACGTGCAGCCGACCCAGACCCGCAAGCCGAGCTACGACCAGGTCGCGCGCGTCGGCCGCGAGGAGCGCACCTACCGCAAGGACGAGGACCCGCATGGCAAGGGGTTCCTCCTCGACGTCTCCCGGCAGTTCCTGTACCAGGACGTCGAGGCCGCCGCCCGCCTGTCGCGGCACATGCAGGAGGAGCGCGTCGAGCGGGCGCAGTACCTGCAGCGCTCCGTCGGCACCGGGGCGTTCTCCGGCCTGGTCGTGCCGCAGTACCTGACCGACCTCTACGCGCCGGCCACCGCCGCGCTCCGCCCGTTCGCGGACATCTGCAACCGGCACCCGCTGCCGGAGACCGGTATGTCGGTGAACATCTCCCGCATCACCACCGCCTCGTCCGCGGCGCTGCAGGCGGCGGAGAACGACGCGGTGTCCGAGACGGACATGGACGACACGCTGCTTACCGTGCCGATCCGTACCGCGGCCGGCCAGCAGACCGTCTCGCGCCAGGCCATCGACCGCGGGCAGGGCATTGAGGACGTCACGATGCAGGACCTGTTCAACCGGGTCCACACCGTGCTGGACAACACCCTCATCAACCAGGCCACGACCGGCCTGTCCGCGGTCGCACAGGCCACCGCGTACACCGACGCCTCGCCGTCCGGCGCCGAGCTGTACCCGAAGATCCTCAGCTCGGCGGCCGGGGTCGAGGCCGCGCTGCTCGCGATGGGCCGACCGACCCACGCGGTCATGAACTCGCGCCGCTGGTACTGGCTGTCCAGCCAGATGTCCTCGACCTGGCCGATGATCAACTGGAATGGGATCCCGCCGCAGTCCGCGGGCGTCGCCAATCCGGCGAGCTCCTACGGCTCCGGCCCCCGCGGTGTCCTGCCGTGCGGGCTGGAGGTCATCGTCGACAACAACATCGCGACGAACCTGGGAGCGGGCACGAACGAGGACGAAGTTTTCGTCGTCCCGTCCATGGAGTGCCACCTGTGGGAGGACCAGGAGGCGCCGCTGATGATCCGGGCGGAGCAGACCAAGGCCGCCACCTTGGGCGTGCTCTTGGTCGCATACAAGTACTTCGCGTACACGTTCGGCCGGTACGCGAACGGCATGCAGAAGGTCGCCGGCACCGGCCTGGTCACGCCCACCTTCTGACCCCTCTGAACGGTCGGCCCCGTGGCGGGGCCGGCCGTTCCCCTGCTCCCCTCTTGGAGAACCCATGCCTGTCCGTCCCGTACAGGGCGACGTCGCCCTGGCCCCGGCCGCCCGTACGGCCAGCGCCAGCAGCGGCCCCGTGGCAGCCGCCGGCGCCGCCTCCATCGCCGTGCTCCTGGTCCACGCCTCGGCCGCCTCCGGTACCACCCCGACCCTGGACGCCGTACTGGAGGAGTCCGCCGACGGATCCAGCTGGAGCACGGTTGCCGGGTCCGGGATCACCCAGCTCACGGCCGCCGGCAACCGCCTCTCGGGCGGGGCCGTCACGAAGAACTACGTCCGCGCCGCGCTGACGATCGGCGGCACCACGCCGTCCTTCACGTGCTCGGCATCCATCCTCTTCGTCTGATCAGGAGGCCACCGCGATGGCACGCCAGGAGAACCGCAACATGATCGCCGCCCTGCTGCGCGAGCGGGAGGGCTACGTCAGCAAGGGCCAGGAGGACCGCGTCCGCCAGGTCGACGAGCAGCTCGAGCACTACGGCTACGAGGAGACCCCGGAGCCGCGGACCCGCGAGCCGCAGGGCCGCACCGCCCGCGCCTCGACGACGGCCGATGCCAAACCCCCCGCCAAGACCGCGGCCAGCTCGAAGGCCAAGGCCGCGGCCGCCGCCCCGGCGGGCGACACTGCTGCCGCCGAGGGTGGCGGCGGCGAGGCCGAGCCCGACGCGAAGTAGGCGCGCTCGTGCCCACCGAGTACGCCGACCTCGGCATGCTGAAACGGCAGCTCAATCTCGACGACGATGACGACAGCCGCGACGCCCTGCTGGAGCAGGCACTCACCGCGGCCTCTCGCTCCATCGACCGGGCGACCGGCCGCCGGTTCTGGCTGGACGGCACTGCCGTCCAGCGTGTCTACCGGCCGCAGGGCAGGACCGTCCTCGAGGACGACGGGACCGTGCTCCTGGTCGACGACATCGGCAGCACGTCCGGCCTCGTCGTCGAGACCGGGTCACCAGCCGCATGGTCCGCACTCACCGGCTGGGAGACGCTCCCCGACAACGCGCTCACCGACGGGCGCCCGGTCACCGCGCTGCTGCGCGCCGGCAGCTGGGGATCGGGCACCAGCCGGGTCCGGATCACTGCCCGGTTCGGGTGGCCGGCCGTCCCCGACGAGATCGTGCAGGCCACGCTCCTGCAGGCGAACCGGCTCTACAAGCGCAAGGACTCACCGGAGGGTGTGACCGGCTCGGCTGAGTGGGGCGTGGTCCGGCTGTCCCGCCGGGACCCGGATGTCTGGAACCTGATCGAACCCTACGTTTTGCCCGGCTTCGGGTGAGGAGTTCCCATGCGTATCCGCATGACCATCGCCATGCCCGAGGGTGCCGCTCGCAACGGCGAGCCGTGGCCCGCCCTCGGCGAGGAGGTCGACCTGCCCGCCGCCGAGGCCGCGCATCTGATCGCCTCCGGCGTCGCCGAGGAAGTCGCCGAGGAGACGCCGCGCCCGCGCCGCAAGGGCGGCACCGCGAAGGAGGCGACGGACAGTGCAGCTGGGCCTGATTCGTAAGGCGATCGCCACCGCCGCCGAGGCCGTCGTGCTCCCGGGCGGCGGGGCCCGGTTGACCTGCTCGGGCTACACCCCCGACAGCGTGGTCGCTCCGCACTTCTTTACCGGCGAGTACGACGTCGAGTTCGACAAGACGTATGGGCGCGGACTCGACAAGGCCGAGCTGACCTGTCGCGTGCTGGTCAGCCGCAGCGATGACGCCGCCGCGCAGCGCCTGCTCGACGCGCTGCTCGGCGGCGCCGGCCCCGCCTCGTTGAAGGCCGCGATCGAGGCGGCCCGCGGGGCGCCGGGTGAGTTCGCCCTCGGCGGCCTGGCCGATGACCTGCACGTGACCCGCGTGCAGGGCTACCGCTGGTACGAGCACGCGGGCACTCAGTACGTCGGCGCGGAAATCATGATCGACATCATCGGCAGCGGAGGGAGCTGACCGTGAAGTTCACCCTGCTCAACGCCCGGCTGTTCGCGGTCGGCGCGGACCTGACCGGCTCCTCCAACAAGATCGAGCTGACCGGCGAGATGGAGGACAAGGAGACCACCAACTACTACAGCAACGGCTGGAAAGAAGTGATCGCCGGACTCGGCTCCGCCGAGGCGACGGCCGAGGGACAGTGGGAGGCGGCCGACTCCAGCAAGGTCGACGACGCCATGTGGTCCCGGCTCGGCGGTGTCGGCCCGTGGACCGTATGCCCCAACGGCGCGGCCGTCGGTGACCTGGCCTGGGTCACCCAGTGCATGACCGCCAGCTACGCCCTCGGCGGATCGATCGGCGATGTCGCCCCGTGGACCGGCAAGGGTGTCTCGTCCTGGCCGCTGGTGCGCGGGCAGATGGCACACCCGGCCGGCACCGCCCGCACCTCGACCGGAACCGGCACCGCGGTCCAGCTCGGCGCCGTCCCCGCGGGCAAGCGGTTGTACGGCGCGCTGCACGTCCTCTCCGTGGCGGGCACCACGCCGAGCATCACCGCGCGGATCGAGTCCGACAACGCGGTGGGTTTCCCCAGCCCGACCACGCAGCTCACGTTCGCCGCGGCCAACGCCGCCGGCGGCGAGGCGCTGCGCACGGCGGGGGGCGCCATCACCGACGACTGGTGGCGGGTCGCGTGGACGATCTCCGGCACCACCCCCTCCTTCATGTTCGCCACCTCGTTCGGAATCAGGTGATCCCCCATGCCCAAGATGGTTCTTCTCTCCCAGTACCTGTCGATCAACGGCAACGACCTTTCCGACTACGCCCGTAAGGCCGAGGTCACCGTCGAGGTCGAGGACAAAGACGTGACCACATACGGCAGCCTCGGGTGGAAGGTCGTCCTCGGTGGCCTCAAGTCGGGTGAGGTGGCGGCCGAGTTCCTGCAGGACGTGGCCGCAACAAAGATCGACTCAATCATGTGGCCGCTGCTCGGGACCGTCGTGCCGTTCGAGGTCCGCGCCGACTCCGGTGCGGTCAGCACGTCCAACCCGAAGTACACCGGCAACCTCCTCGTCAAGGCGTGGAACCCGATCGAGGGCTCGATCGGCGACGAGGCCAGCGTCGGCGTTTCCTACCCGACGTCGGGCGCCGTCACCCGCGCCACGGCCTGATGCCCGCAGGCCCTCCGTTCGAAGTCACCGTCACGCACGAGGGACTCGACACACTCGCCCGTGCGCTGCGCGCCGAGGCCGACGGGAAGCAGCTCCGCAAGGAGCTCGCGAGGAACCTGCGCAACGAGCTCAAGCCCGCGGCCATCCAGGCCAAGAGCGGAATCATGGCGATGAGCAGCAGCGGGCCGAGCACCGCACCCGCGCTGCGCTCGGCGATCGCCAAGAAAATCAGGCCCGAGGTCAAGCTCGGCGGCAACTGGTCCGGGGCCAGGGTCAAGGCATTCAAGACCCGCAACATCAGGGGCTTCGCCAACGCGCCGAAGAGGACGAACCGAGCGCGCGGTTGGCGCCACCTCACCTACGGCCGGGAGCCGTGGGTGCAGCAGCACGGGAAAACGCAGTGGTTCGACCACGCCTTCGAGGGCGACACGAACCGCTACACCCGGGCCGTGCACGAAGCAATGGAAGAGATGGCCCGCCGGATCGCCGACCGGGTCGAGTAAGGGGAACCGATGTACCTGGTGTACCAGCCCGAGGGCAGCGACGAGCCACAGCGGTGGGCGTACAACCCGCGGCGGATCATGTCCGTCGAACGCGAGCGGATCGAGAAGATCACCGGCCGGGACTGGTCCGACTTCACCGCCGCGGTGATGAAGGGCAACTCCCTCTGCAGGCGGGCACTGCTGTTCGTGTTCCTCAAGCGGGCGCACCCCACCACCCGGTTCGAGGACGTCGACTTCGCGTGGGACGAGCTGCGGCTGGAGCACTCGCGCGGCGAGCTCCTGCTGATCCGGGAGCAGATCGTCGAGAACGCCCCGGCCGACCAGCGTGACGCGATGCTCGCCAAGTTCGACGAGGAGATCGCCTCCGCCATCGACGACCCGGAGGAGGAGGGAAAAGCCCAGCTGCCAGTCGTCGCCTGAGCAGGCTCGGGGACGCCGCCCACCTTCTGGGGATCCAGCCCTGGCAATGGCAGCGGATGACGATCGAGGAGACCGACGCTGTCCTCGACTGGCTCGACGCTTACGAGAAAGCCCAGCGGGACGCGAACGAAAAGATGAACAGAGGGAGGTGACCCGTGGCCTCGGACACCTCCCTCGTTTTCAACCTCATCGCCCGCGACCGTGCGTCCGGAGAGATCAGCCAGTTCCAGGAGCGGATCACCACCGCCTCTGCCGCGATCGGCGCCGGCGTCGGCGCGGCCCTGGGCGTCGGCATCACCAACGCCCTGGACGTCGGGGCAGCGAACGCCAAACTGGCCGCGCAGCTGGGAATGGGCCCGGCGCAGGCGGCCGACGTGGCCAAGGTCTCGGCCGCCGTCTACCAGAACGCGTGGGGCGACAGCACCGAGACGGTGAACCTCGCGATCCGGGGCGTGTACCAGAACATCGGCGACGTGAGCCAGGCGAAGGGCGGACTGGAGGGAGTCACCACCAAGGCCCTCGCCCTCGCCGACACCTTCGACCAGGACCTCACGATGGCGACGGCCGCGGTCGGCCAGCTCATGCGGACCGGCCTGGCGAAGAACGCCGACGAGGCGTTCGACATCATCACCGCCGGCCTGCAGTCCTCGGCCGACAAGTCGGGCGACTACCTCGAGACCCTCAACGAGTACTCGACCCAGTGGCGGCGCGTCGGCCTTGACGCGAAGACCGCCACGGGGCTGCTCTCACAGGGACTCCAAGCGGGTGCCCGCGACGCGGACCAGGTGGCCGACGCCATCGGCCAGTTCGGTGAGCGCGCGCTGGCCGGCGGCGCCCCGGTCGAGGAGGCTTTCAAGTCGATCGGCCTGAACGCCAAGACGATGGCGGCGGACATCGGCGCCGGCGGCGACCGGGCGGAGAACGCCCTGCAGCTGACGATGAACGCGCTCCGCAAAACCGGAAGCGAGCAGGTCAAACTCAACGCCGCCGCCGCCCTGTTCGGCGACCCGGGCAACGTCCTCGGCGCAGCTCTGTTCGCGCTCGACCCTGCGTCCGCGGCGGCCGCCGCCGGCATGGACAAGGCGACCGGCGCCGCGGACCGCATGGTCGCCACAGTGGGCGGCTCGGCCTCGTCCCAGCTGGAGACGTTCAAGCGGCAGGCCCTCGGCAAGCTGACCGAAGTGGGCGGCGCCGTGGTCGGCTGGGCCATGAAACACAAGACCGTGGTGGAGCCGCTCACCTACACGTTCCTCACCCTGGCCGCGACAGTGCTCGTCGTCCGCGGCGCGATGATGGTGTACTCCGCGGTGTCCACCGTCGTGGCCGGCGCCCACGCCGTCATGTCCGCCTCGACGTGGACGGTCATCGGGAACTGGCTGCGAATGAACGCGATCGGCCTCGGCGTGTACGCCAGGATCGCGGGCGCCGCCGTCGTCTCGGGCGCCACGACCGCGGCCGCCTGGGTCGGCTCGGCCCTCGTCTCCATCGGGGTGTGGATCGCCGCCGTGGTGCGGGCCGGAGTTACGGCCGCTGCCCAGTTCGTGATGATGGCCGCGCGCGCCGTGGTGTGGGCGGCGGTGATGGCCGCTCAGTGGCTGATCGCGATGGGCCCGATCGGCTGGATCATCCTCGGCGTGATCGCCCTCGCCGCGCTGATCTACACCTACTGGGACCAGATCGTGGCCTGGACCTCCGCAGCGTGGGGCTGGATCTGGACGCAGATCCAGATGATCGCCGGAATGATCTACAGCTACTTCGTCACGTGGATGCTGGGCGGGATCATCTGGCAGCACTGGGAAGAGATCAAGGCCGGAGCGTTCGCCGCGTGGACGTGGCTGATGAACTGGCTCGGGCAGATCCCGGGCTGGCTGTACCAGGCCTTCTTGAACTTCACCCTGATCGGGCTGTTCATCAAGCACTGGGACTCCATCCGGCAGGGCGCGGTGGCCAAGAGTAACGAGCTCGTCGCCTGGGTGCGTGGCCTGCCGGGGATGCTGGTCAGCGCGCTCGGCGACCTCGGTAGCCTGCTCGTCGGCCACGGCCGCAACATCGTCATGGGGTTGTGGCGCGGTATCCAGGGGATGGGCGGATGGCTCCGCTCCACCCTCATGGGCTGGGCCAAGAACCTGATTCCCGGGCCGATCGCCAAGGCCCTCGGGATCGCGTCCCCGTCCCGGCTGCTGGCGGACGAGGTCGGCCAGTGGATCCCCGCCGGTGTCGTCGTCGGGATCGAGGCCCGCCAGGACGAGGTCGCCGCCGCCATGGCCACGCTCGTCCAGCCGCCCGGCGCCGGGCAGTCAATGCTCGCCGGGCAGCAGCTCGCCGCCGGCCCGTCCGGCGCCCCGCTCATGCGCCCCGGCTTCGGACCGCAGCAGGTCGTCGTGCGGTTCGACTTCACCGGCGCGGACAGCGCCCTCGTCAAGGTCTTCCGCAACGCCACCCGCGTCATGGGCGGCAGCGTGCAGACCGCGTTCGGCCAGTAGGAGAGGAGCCCCCTGTGGCGTTCCCGCAGACACCGATCGAGCTGCTCGCCGAGATGCAGATCGGCGGCGTGTGGGTCGACATCACCGGCGACCTGTACGCGAGGAGCCCGCTCACCATCGAGCGGGGCCGCCCCGACGAGGCGGCCCGCGTCGACCCGACGAAGGTCTCCTTCCAGCTGAACAACCGCGGGAACAAGTACTCGCTCCGCAACCCCCGCTCGTCCAACTACGGGTTGCTCGGCCGCAACACCCCGGTCCGGTTCAGCGTGCCCGGGCTGGCCCAGGCCTACCTGTCCCTGGACGGGCAGGTCGCCAACACCGCCTCGACACCGGATCACGCCTCGTTCGCCGTCACCGACCTCGACCTGCGGGCCGAGGTCACCATGGACTGGACCACCCCCGGCCTGAACCAGACGATCATGGGTCAGTGGGGTGCCGACGGCAACCGCGGCTGGACCTGGCGCATCCTCAACGGGCAGTCGGCCATCAGCTGGACCACCGCCGGCACCAGCGCCACGCAGGTCGCTGCCACGCTGAACCTGCCGCCGCTGCCCTACCGTGCTGCGCTGCGCACGACCCTCGACGTCAACAACGGCGCCGGCGGCGGGGTCGTCTCCCTGTACCAGGCCGCGACGCTCGACGGGCCGTGGACCCTGATCAGCAGCTTTACGTACGTGGGGACCCCTGCCATCTTCAACAGCACGGCGCCGTTGGAGATCGGCCCGACCCAGGCCGGGACCAGCCCGCTGAGGAGGCCGTTCGCCGGCCGCGGGCACCGCTTCCAGATGATGTCCAGCATCGGCGGCTCGGTGGTCGCCGCCCCCGACTTCCGCGGCCAGAGCCCCGGCACCACGTCGTTCGCCGACTCGGCCGGCCGGACGTGGACCCTCAACGGGGCGGCCTCCATCAGCAACCGCACCTACCGGGTGCACGCCGAGGCCTCCACCCTGCCGCCCCGGTGGGACGTCTCGGGCACGGACGTGTACGTACCCGTCGAGGCGGCGGGCATGATGCGGCGCCTCGGCCAGGGCAGCAAGGCCCTCTCCTCCACGCTGCGACGGCGCGTTCCCACCGTCGGCCTGCCCGTCGCTTACTGGCCGATGGAGGAGGGCAACAAGGCAACCCAGGCCTACTCACCGATCGCGGGCGTCGACCCCCTGTCCACCGCGGGGTTCTCGTACGCGGCGGACAGCGACCTCGCCGGGTCCGCCGCGCTGCCCCGCATCAACAACGCGGCCAGCATGCAGGGCAACGTGCCCGCGCACACCGCCACCGGCGTGTGGATGGTGGCCATGGTGTACCGCTCGCCGTCCGAGCCCGCGACGGAGACCGAGCTGCTGGAGTTCACCACGACCGGCACGGCCCGCCGGATCCGGCTCACGGTCGAGTCCGGCTCGCTCGACGTCAACGGGTACAACGCCGCCGGCACCAACGTCTTCTCCATCACGGTCGTCCCCTCGGAGTTCCACGGCCAGTGGAACCGGCTGGACATCTCCGCGGTGGAGTCCGGCGGGAACGTCACCTACGACCTCGCGTGGGCTGTCGTCGACGGCCAGGGCTACAACATCAACACCACGATCGCCGGAACCGCCGGCACCGTCACCGCCATCGACACCCAGTTCGGCCCGCTGGCCGAGGGGTTCGCGCTCGGCCACCTCGGCGTGTTCGCCAGCACGATCAGCGACGACGTGTACCGGTTCGGCGACAACGGGTGGAACGGGGAGACCGCGGACAGCCGCCACACCCGGCTCTGCAAGGAGGAAGGCATCCCCTCCAGCGCCGCCTCCCTCGGCCTGCCCGCCACCGCCATGGGACCGCAGCGCCCGGACACCCTCCTGGCCCTGCTGCACGAGGGCGCCCTGGCCGACGGCGGGATCCTCCTCGAGGAGCGGGAACGCCTGGCCCTGCACTTCCGCCCGCGGCACGCCTACTTCAACCAGGCCGTCGCGCTCACCCTCGACTACGCCACCGGCGGCCACATCGCGCCACCCTTGGAGCCCGTCGACGACGACCAGCGGGTCCGCAACGACCGCACCGTCACGAGGCGCAACGGGTCCTCCGCGCGCGCGGTCGACGAGACGAGCGCGCTGTCCACCCAGGCACCGCCACTGGGGGTGGGGACCTACGACGACGAGATCACGCTGAACCTCCACAACGACAGCCAGCCCCCCGACGCCGCGGGCTGGGCCCTGCACATGGGCACCTGGGACGAGGCCCGCTACCCCACCGTGCACATCAACCTGGCCGCCGCACCCTCGCTCGTCCCCGCGGTCCTCGCGCTCGAGATCGGCGACCGGATCCAGATCATCAACCCCCCGACGTGGCTGCCGCCCGGCCCGATCGACCTGATCGTCGAGGGCTACACCGAGACCATCGGCCACCCCATCGACTGGGACATCGTCCTCAACTGCTCGCCCGCGGGCATGTGGTCGGTCGGTGTCCTCGACGACACCACGCTCGGCCGGGCCGACACCGCCGGCGCGCAGCTCGCCTCCGGGATCACGACCACCGCGACCAGCCTGTCGATCGCGACGACCAGCGGCCAGCTGTGGTCCACGTCCGGCAGCGAGGTCCCCTTCAACGTCGAGATCGGCGGCGAGGTCATCACCATCACGGCCGTCTCCGGCGCCTCGTCACCGCAGACCGCCACGGCCACCCGCTCCGTCAACGGAATCGTCAAGGCCCACTCGTCCGGAGCCGACGTGCGCCTGGCGCAGCCCATGATCCTGTCCCTGTAGGAGACCCCATGCCCTACCCCTCATGGACCGCGGGCCAGCGGGTCACCGCCGCGATGCTCACGGCGATGCAGATGACCACGGCGGTGAAGGCCGCGAACACCAGCCGCGCCTCGACCACGACGCTCGCCGCCGACCCGCACCTCGTCCTGCCCGTGGCGGCCGGCGCCACCTATCTGTTGGACGGCTGGTTGGAGTATGACGGCGCGTTCGGCGCCGGGGACTTCAAAGCGGACTGGACGCTCCCGGCCGGGGCCACCATCCGCTGGGGCCTGCACGCCAACGCCGCCGGGGACACCACCCAGAAGTACGCGTCCAGCACGGCCGCGGGCACCCTCACCGCCGGCACCTACGGCGTCGGCAGCTTCGCCAACGGCGCCCGCCCGGCCGGCTACCTGGTGATCGGCGGCACCGCCGGAAACGCCACGTTCCGCTGGGCGCAGAACGCATCCAACGCCACGGCGACCACCCTGTACGCCGGGTCCTGGATGCGCCTGCTGCGCCAGACCTGACCGCCCTTCCCTCTGTCCGCCCCGCGCCTGCAGGCCGGGGCTTTCCTCATGCCCTGGAGGCCCTCATGTCCTTCTCCCGAAACGCCTTCGTGAACCTCCTCAGAAACCAGACCGGCTACCACGAGGGCCGCGACGCCAACGGCAACTGGAACAACATCCAACGGTTCAGCCCCGAGACACCCGGCCTCGAGTGGAGCCAGGGCCAAGCCTGGTGCGCGACCTTCACCGCATGGGGCGCCGACGAGCTGGGCGCCCGCAGCTCCTGGCCCATCACCGCCTCCTGCTATACCGCCGTGCAGTGGTGGAAGAAAGCCAACCGCTGGACCGACTACCCCGTCCTCGGCGGCGCCTTCTACCTCGGCTCGGTCGGCCAGGACCACGTCGGTGTGGTCTACGCCTACGACGAGAACTCGATCTACACCGTCGAGGGGAACACCAACGCGGGCGGGTCGTACCAGGGCGACGGCGTGTACCAGCGCGTCCGCCCGCGCCGCGGTGCGAACAGCCCGTACGGCTACGGCGTCCCGGCCTTCGACGAGGGCACGGTGTCCGCCGACCCCAAGCTCGGCGGGACCCGCACCGCGTCCGTCCCCGTCCCGGCGCCGCCCCAGGTCCGGGTGTCCGCCGCCCACATCGCGGCCGCCGCACGACGTGACCCGGGCCTGCGCCAGGGCGGCACCACCTACCCCGCCGAGGTCAACATCGTCGAGGTCGCCCTCGCCCGTGAAGGCCTCCTCGCCGACGCGTACGCCCACGACGGGTCGTTCGGCTCCCTGAGCGTCGCCGGATACGCCCGCCTGCAGCGCCGGTACGGCTACTCCGGCACGGACGCGGACGGCATCCCCGGCCGCTCCTCCCTGACCCGCCTCGGGAAGGCACACGCCTTCACCGTCATCGACTGACCAAGGAGATACCCACATGTTGACTCGCGCGTTCTGGAAGGCGACCGGCGAGCGCTCCATCCGCACGTTCGCCCAGGCCGTCATCGCCACCCTCAGCGCCGACCAGCTCGGCCTGCTCGACGTCGACTGGGGCCAGGCCGCATCCATCGGCGGCCTCGCCTCCGTCCTCGCGATCCTCACCGCCATAGCCACCTCCGGCGGCACCGAAGGCCCCGGCATCACCGAGACCGTACGGCCCCCCGCCAACAGCCCGGCCGGCCCGTTCGGAGTCTGATCGTTGCCCGTACAACCGCAGGAGGTACCGGCCGTGGACATCTTCGGCTTCACCCCGACCGACCTCGGCGCGGCCGGCCTCCTCGTCCTGGTCGTGCTCCTCATCCTCACCGGCCGCCTCGTCCCACGGGCCACGCTCGTGGACATGCGCGAGGAACGCGACACCTGGCGGGCCGCACACGGCGAGTCCGAGAAGGCCCGCCAGGCCGAGCGCGAACAGGTCACCGAACTCCTCGAACTCTCCCGCACCGCGGGCCACGTGCTGACCGCGCTGCCCCGCGTGAAGGAGGTGGGCACGGATGCTCCGCTGGCTGAGGCGAACGATGGGCTGCAGGGGTAGGACAACGGCCGGCCAACAGGCCGCGGACGGTGCCCTGGACCGCGCGCAGTGCGCCCTCGAGGAGGCCGAGGCCCGGCGGCCCGAGGTCGAGGCAGTGGCTCGGGTACTGCGGGTGGCCCGAGGAGAGAACCATTTCGCGGAGAGGATCTCCGCCGTGCTGAGAGGGGGCACGCCATGATGCCCTTGACCCCGGACCAGTGGGTGAACCTGATCGCCTCCGGCGCGGCCGCCGGGGCGTGCGCCGTGTTCGCCCTGACCTACCACTGGCACGCCCCGTGGTGGCGCAGCGACATCGGCCGCAACCTCATGCTGCTGGCCGGCGCGCTCGGCGGCCTGTGCCTCTACACCGTGCTGATCATCATGTGGCCGGACGGCTGCCCGGCTGCCGTCCTGCGCGGCCTGCGCACCGTGATGGTCCTGGCGATTGCGTGCCTCATGGTTCAGCGCACCCGCCTCGTCCTCCGCGCGCAGCGCGCCGACAAGAGCAGCTAGGAGGACGCCATGGCGCAGCCCACACGGACGATCACCGGCACGTACACCAACCCGACCACTCAGCAGCCGGCCACCGGGCGCATCGTTCTCGCTACCCTGCCCGCGGTATGGACGGACACCGACGGCGGCGAGATCCTCGCCGGCGGCGGCACGTTCGAGGTCGTGGACGGGGCCCTGTCCCGTCCACTTGTGGTCACCGATGCCCCGGGGGTCGAGCCCGCGACAGGCCGGTACTGGGTGTACGAGGAGCGCCTGGTCGGCATGCCGTACCGGCGCCGGGTGTTCGAGCTGCCGGAGGGCGACGGCAGCCCGATCAAGATTTCCACGATCATCGCCGCCGACCCGGAGCAGGCCGGATACACCCCCGTCGAGGGACCGCCCGGCCCGCCCGGCGACGCCGGCCCCCAGCCCCCGCTCGGCGCCGCCGGCGCGGGCGCGAACATCGCGCTGCGCTCCACCGACCCGACCACCACCAACGCCCGCACACCCACCGCGCACGCTGCCAGTCACGGCTCGGGCGGCACGGACCCTGTCGCCCCGGCAGCGATCGGAGCCGAGACCCCGGCTGCAGCGCAGACCAAGGCCAATGCCGCGCAGGCCGCCGCCGAGGCCACTGCCGCGGGGGCTCTCGCCGCGCACGCCGCGGACACCACGGACGTGCACGGCATCACGGACACGAGCTCGCTGGAGACGTCGGCCGGGGCCGCCGGGAAGGTGTCGGCCCACGCGGCCGCCAGCGACCCGCACGGCGACCGCGCATGGGCCACCGGGCAGTTCTACCCGCTCGCCTCTGGCAACGCCCTGAACGGGTTCCTGGATGACGCGCTGTTGCGCATCGCGGACCTCGAGACGCGGGTGACCAACGCCGAGGCGGAGACCCGCACCGCGGTGAAGACTGCCGACGAGCCGATCACCAACAACACGCTGCAGGATGATGACCACCTGGCCCTGTCCGTCGTGGCGAACGGCTGGTACGAGGTCGCCATGTACCTCGATGTCGAGGGCGACCCCGCGGCAGACATCAGCATGGGTTGGACGGTGCCCGCCGGCGCCGCCCTGTCCTGGACGGAGAACGGCGTCAGCGCTGGCAACACCAACAACATCGGCTCGATCAAGCTCCAGCGCAACGACGCCGCCACCGCCTCGGGCGTCGGCATCATCGCGGCCGGATCAGCCGTCCTCCCACGCGGCGTGCTTCGGGTCGCCGGGACCGGAGGAACGCTGCAGTTCCGGTGGGCCCAGACCTCGACCAACGCCAGCCCGACAATCCTCAAGGCCGGGTCGATGCTCAAGCTGACACGCATCGCCTAGCACGTGGTCGGCATCGTCGCCCCCTCTCGCCTCCGGGCGGGAGGGGGCGCTTTCGTGCGTCCGCAGGCGGGCATCCGGCTCGTGACGGCGTGGAACTACGATCCCGCCATGGCCCTCTACGAGATCACGTACCTGATCATCCCGCCCGGCGTAGGCCCCGACGACTACGAACCCGCCGACCTCGAGAAGCGCACAGACACCCTCGAGCTGCCGGACCCCGAACCCGCGGGCACCCTTCCGAACGGCGTACCCATCACCTACGGGCCTGCCAGGCCGCTCGTGAAGGCGAGGATCACCGAGCAACTCCCCGCCGGAACCACCGTCGCCATCCTGCGCGTCGACCTCAAGCGCGGCTGAGCCGCCGCTCGGCATCCTCCAGCCGAGCCAGGTAGTACGCATGGTCACGCGGGTACCCGGTCAACTGCGGCAGCCCTGCCCGGAATCCCTCCGCAGCGGCCCGCCAGTTGTGGCAGGCCGCCGCCGCCGACGCGGCCTCGAGCTGTGCCCGTACCGGGTCCAGCCAGTACAGCCAGCCCGGGCGGTCCGCCTCGTCCGGCACCTGGGCCGCCAGGCGGACCGCCTCGTCGGACAGGCGGCGCGCTCGGTCCCGGTCGCCGAGTGCTGCAGCAGCCATGGCCTCCTGGTGCGCGGCGGCCGACGCTGCTGCAGGGGAAGGGTTCCCGACGCGGCCGGCCTGCGCCGTGCGCTCGGCCCGCCGCGGGTCACCGTGCTGCAGCGCGTAGTACGACCGCACCCGGTGCACCCATGCGGTCATGTCCTGGTGTCCGCCGTCCATGGCCCAGCCCAGGGCCACGTCCAGCCATGCCAGAGCAATTCCCGTGCGGCCTTCACTGTGCGCCACCCACGAAAGCCAATGCGCGTGCTCGGCGGCCAGGAGCATGAGGCGGTCCGCCGTCTCGCCGGTGGTTCCCGGGATCAGCCGGGTGACAGAGTCCAGCTGCGAGCGGACCACGGGCCACAGGGTTCTGCCACCCACCTCGTCCTCGGCACGCCGGTGTTGGGCAAGTACCTGCCCGATCCAGTCGGCGGTGCGCAGGTCGGTACGGCCGGTGGCCTGTCCGTGCGCGATCCGGTCCCTCAGCTCAGGGGGCGGGCCCCAGTCGTCCGGTTCGGAGTCGGACGGCATGCCGGTCAGTTCGGGGGGCACGGCTAACCCTTCGGTGAGGCGAGCGATGAGGTCGGCGGACATCACACGCCGGCGCCCCGATTCGATCGCGCAGATGTGGGGCTGCGGCACCCCTATGAGTTTCTCCAGGCCACGCTGGGAGAGGCCGGCGGCCGCCCGGTATTCACGCAGGATGTCCGCCCAGTCCTGTCGTGCCCACGCCTCGCGCAGACGTGGCTGTGCCCATGGTCCCTGACCGCTCATAGCCGCACGATACTGCCGCCGATACAGCCTGTGTATCGGGTCGACCGACGTGCTCGGGAACTCTGTGCTCACCACCCGCTGACGACGGTAGGGAGCCCCGGCATGGCCACCCCGCACGATGCGAACACCGAGGTCCCTCACGCCCTCCTCGGGCGGCCGGTACGCGACATTGCGTCCGGCACCGAGGGGACGCTCATGGCGGTCCTCGTCGAGAACACCGCGGCCGCCGACCAGCCGGAGCGCTGGGCCGACATCGCGTACATCCGCCCGGCCGGTGGCGGCGTCGAGCTGACCACGGCCGTCGCGAACGTGCAGGCCGCCCGGTGACGACGGACGAGATCACCTGGCAGCGCGAGGACGTGCGGCCGCCTAAGCCCTGCTGCTGTGGCGCAAAGCCGCTGCCCCTCGGCGGTCCCGAGGGTGGCGCCGTCGTGCACGCACCGGGCTGCCCCCAGGGCGGCCGCCACGGGATCACCTGATCCCGGCCCTGCAACTCCCGCCCCGGGCAACCGACACCCCGCCCCGTTGGGTGCCCGGGGCGGGCCTCGCTCCACACACCAACCACACGCCCACTCGAGGAGACGCCCATGGCCACTCCACCCCCGCCCCCGTGCAGCGCAGGCAAGGGCGAGCAGCAGGATCCGCCGGCATTCACCGGCGCCACCCTCGTCGTAGCCCGCGGCCCGCTCAGTGCACGCGAGCTGCTCCCCGTCGACGACTTCATGATCGTCACAGCCACGCTCGCCCGCGAGCACCCCGAGTTGGGCTGGGTGGCCGCGGAGCAGCGCGTACTGGAGGCCCTCAAGTTCGCCGCCGCGGTGGCCTGGACGGACGACGAGAACCTCGTACCGTCCGGCCCTGTCGACGCCGGCCTGCACGCCCTGATCCTGAACACCCGCATCCACGCGCGCCTCGGCGAGCGCCTCGGCGAGTTCATCCACCACTACCCGGCCGTCGCCAGGACCGAGGCGCCCGCCCCGGGTTGGGAGGCCCGCGCCATGGCCGCCATCGAGGCCGCCGGATTCCAGCCCGAACGGGACCTGTGGTGATCACCACCGAGTTCAGGACCTCTCCGACCGACGTCGTCACGTGTGAGGCGTGCTGGTCGGACGTGGTGCAGTGTGCCCGCCCCACGCAGAACGGCTCCGGTCGAGACCTGCTGTGCATCTCCTGCGCGGAGGCTGGCTACCTGCCCCGCGTCACCCTGTTCCCCCCGCTCGGAATCTACGGACTCAACGGAAGGAAGTTGAAGATGGGCAAGCACGGAAGCCCCGGAGGACCGCAGCTGCCGCCGGACCCGGGACCGCCGCTGCCGTCGCCGCCACCCACTCCGACCCCCGGCAAGCCTCCGGTGTAACCGGGGTAACGGATGGTGGCCCGACCGCGCCCATGCGGTCGGGCCATCACCCGTTGCCCCAGTTTGGGTTGACTCGCCCGCAGCCTGCGCCAAACCAGCAGCGTCCGCCCCTTGGCGCATGTCATGTGCTGCTGGCAACCTACAACTATCAGCGGCTGCGGACGGATGTTCGAACATGCGACGGCGAGGGCAGTGATGCGGGCGGGGCGGGCGGCGCGCCGTCAGGGTCCGACCAGTTCGACCAGGGGTACGCCTAACGCGTCCGCGAGGTCGAGCAGCACGCTCAGCCTCGGATCACTGAGGCCGTACTCGATGCGGTGCACGGTTTTCGAGTCGATGCCGACCGCCTCGGCAAGAGCCTCTTGTGTGAGGCGGGCGTCAGTCCGCGCCGCCCGAATCCGTGCGCCGATGACGCGGCGGCGGTCGAGTGCCCTATCGGGCAGATGCGAGGGCGGTGGCACACGCCCACGTTGGGGTGATCTTGGTCCGTTGTCCTTACCTGGCCAGGTAAATGTGTGAGGCGGTAGCGGTTGGGTATGGCACTGACCTACGGTGACTATCGGCCAACCGACCGAAATCAGACCCCCGCCAGAGTGATTGCAGTTTGTACTGTTGAAGTCACAATTAGTCGGTATAGCCTACGAGCCACAGAGACATCAGGTAGATGCCGCGCCCATCGGGACACCCCTCACGGCACCCCTGCGGTAGACAGCTGGGAGATCAATCCGATGTACGAAACTGTCCTGGAGATCGTCACGCTGGGCGTGATCGTAGGCGGCGTCATCACCTGCACCGTGCACCGGCGTTCTGTCACCCGCCAGGTCGACGAGCTCCGCACCGAGGTTGCCTGTGCCCGTATCGAGGGTGTCCTGGGCCAGGGCCCGCAAGCCACGGAGAAGCCGAAGCCTGCGGTCCCCGCCCCGGCCCGCGGGCAGAGCTGACCGAGCTACCCGACCGAGCGCAGCGGCCGCCGGCCGCCCGCCAGCGACTCCTCGATCGTCTCCATGGCGTCGTCGTCCGCCTCCGGCAGGAGGTGGCCGTACACATCGTTGGTCGTCTGGATGGACTGGTGGCCGATGCGCCGCTGCACATAGGGGAGGCCGTGCCCCTTCGAGATGAGCGCAGCAACGTGGGAGTGTCGCAGGTCGTGCGGCGTGGGCGACTTGTCCGCCGTGAAGACGCCGGCCTCGCGGGCGAGTCGGACTGCCTTGGCCCAGCGGTCACCGAAGGTGCTGTAGTGCAGCCGGGTCCCGTTCGCCCCCGTGAAGAGCAGATCCCCGGCGCCCAGCTCGTACAGCCCGAGCTCGTCAAGGGCCTCGAGCACGCTGCGAGAGATCCGGATGGTACGCCTCGCCTTCTTGGTCTTCGGCGGCCCGAGGAAGTAGGCACCCTCCTCGTCGCGCTTCCAGGCCCTCTGTACGCGCAGCTTGGGCTTGCTGGTGTCGCGGTCGGTGATGTCCCGGGGCGTGAGCGCAGTGAGCTCCCCGAACCGCAGACCGGTGCCATAGGCGACGCTGACGAGCAGTTGGTCCTGGCGGACGCTGAAGCAACGCTTCAACCCCTTGACCTCCTGCGGCGTGAGGAAGCACATCTCATCGTCGATCTCGTCGTCGACGCGCGGCAGGCTGCTGATCCGGCAGGGGTTGCGGTCCCGCAGCGGCGGCTCGGCGAGCACGGCCCTTTCCAAGACGGAGGACAGCAGTCCGTGAAAGTTGCGGATGGTCTTGGGGCTGAGGTTCTTCTTCTCGGCCCCCCTCCAGATCTTCGTCTGCTCCATCTTGCGGAGCCAGGCATCGATCGTGTCGGAGCTGAAGTGCTTGGTACTGCGGACGTCGCACTCGCCGAACGTCGGGAAAATGTAGGTGTCGAGGTCCCGCAGGCAGTCGCGCCGGTAGCGCTCCTCGATGCCCGCCCTGTTGGTGATCATGGTGGTTGCATACACCCGAAAGCGGTACATCTCGTCCGGCTCATCAGGCTCGGCCACGATGTACCCGCGGCCCTTGACCCAGCCCGGCGGCCATCGGTTGCCGGCCTCGTCCACCGCCGCCTTGAAGACGCCGGCCGCCGTCTCGTCCTCGAAGGTCTCGCTCTGCCAGGCGCCGTTGCGGCCGCCGCCGTCGCGCCACTTGACCTGGTAGCTGGTGATCTCTCCTGCGCGGTTCGTCCGCGGGTGCACGCTCGCCAT